GTTGGCTTATATGCCGGTGACGGCACAACAGAGGCCGCTGCGATAGCAGCCTGTGTAGAAGTCATCGCAACGTGTTTAATGATGGGAGCAGGGGGCGCGGCCGGTGGTGATTTAGGTGGTGCAGGTAGCACTTCACCTTCAATCACAGCATCAACAGATGCTGGTTTGTGCGATATCGGCTCAACGCAACGTGGTGCACGGCTGACAAAATCGGGAAATGGAATGTCTGTGTTGCTCACCCACGAAGTAAAGGCTTCCTGGTTAAAATCAGGAAACCAAACCTCGAAGACGAGATGGGACATCCATTCCCCAGGTTCATTAGGGTACTGTACATCTGGTTCGTACGTCCGCAAATTATAAGGAATGTCATACATGAGCTCATTGTTATGAACGTTTGATAAAAACGATTCACCAAGATTAGGCACATATTTCATAAGGGCCTCTAATAAAGCCCCAATAATAGGTGTGTGGCGATCAGTAAATAGAAGAGCACCAATCTTGACAACAGCGCGCTCAACAACGGACAAAGAATTCCGTTGTGTCATATGCAAACCAGATAGAGTGCGAGGAACATCACAGATGGAACATGGATTACCCGTCCAAACTTCGGGTGAGTAGTATCGGGCGAGGAACTTAACTCCGCACTCACCTCGTTTAATAATGTCAACGGTCAGCACCATACCTGTGGACAAGACGAATTTTTCATACGCCTTAGGGTCCAAATTGGCTGTTAGGCCGTCATCTCCACCATAAACACCACAATCCGCGAGGAATGCGATTGCTTGGGCGTGTGAGTCGCCTAGGGTGCGGCGAGTGCAATACGCTAGAAAATGGTTCTCGATCGATGTAAGAATCGAGGTTTCAGGAGAACCTGATGAACGAGCATACATCGTATTGTACTTTTCCGCACCGAATCGCGCTTCCTTCATGAATTGTGTCTCGTGCCAGTGATGGCAATCGGCTTGTGCATTAGGAGTAATACACCGAGTCCAAATTGCAGCTTCAAGGTGACGAAGGATGGGACCAACGCGCCCATCGTACCTTGAAAAATCAGATAGCACAACAAATTCGGTAGCATTAGAAGCAACAAGAGCTACACGCGCCGCAACGTCAGCAGGACTGCGGCCAAAAGGATACCATGGTAAATTTTCTTTAACCCAATCGGCGAGGCAATATGTATACCGGGAGTAATTCAATTTCTCCACGGCAGGGATAGGTGTTATTGTTCGAGGGTCAGTAATCTTACCATACTTCTCAGTCTTTTGAAAAGGGAAAGCAGTTTGCACATATTCATCACCTTCGGATGCACCTTCCTTCAAGATGCGTTGTTGGGATGGACGCCCTTGTCGTTCAAAGACGTCATCTAGGTCTACAGGAACAAGCTCTTGATCGGGGAAAACGCCTGAAACATACTCATCGATAAACGTGAGGATAAGATTAGTAGGTTGTACTGAATTAGCAACCTCACGGATACGGCCTTCTACGGCACGGCGCGTGTTGTTGAAGCAACGAGCAGGAGCATAACCAGGATTGATTAAGCATGGCATAAAAGCTTCAAGTAAACATGGTGCGTCGGGATCATACGTCTCAGTGGGCCGCAAGAATTGGTACGTTGCGACCCCACAAACAGCATGGAACAAGGTGATGTTTGGCCGGGGTGTCAATTTACGAAGCAAGGGCACGAGAATGGTTGCATCTTCCTTTGGGATACCATAACTACTCAACAAAGAAACACTAACAACCGCCAAAGTCGATTTAGCGGCCTGACAAATGAGTTGGTATTTTTGAGTAGTAAGGTCAGCAGACGCAGCACCATCAACAGGAGCTGTCGTCACGTAGGGAAAGGAAGTTGGGCCAACTGGTTGGACCAAGAATTGAGTGTAACCATCGGAACTAGGTAACAAATACTCCAGAGAATGGTTTGGCAAATCAAGCAAGGAGTAGGGAAACTTTGCATGATATATAGGTACAAGATATATCATCTGGTGGTCTGCGTCAAAATTGCGGCGTTCTATCAAAAACGCTGATCGCGCGATAGGTATACCACAAAATGTCTGAACACAGGCCAACGAGTCATGACCCCAGTTCCAGAGAGGGTGTTGGTAGGTCGCCCCTCCGCTCACACGCCAATGCAATATTGACTGTGCATCAAAAGAGTAGGAATATTCAGGACCGGAAAAAGCTGCATGAGAAGGTACAACAGTGAAAAGGATAGTTGGTTCAGGTGTTGTAGCCAAACGGGATGGCATATCTGCATAATAATCCACGTCAATATAAGCATGCAGGGGTCGCACAGGGACATCATCCACTATTGGGTCAACGATCACGTCTTTCTCCCAATAGTAATGGCGGTTGCCTAAGAGATTCATGTTCTGGTCACGATTTGCCATCTCATGAACATATAGACGGCGACCAGAACTATTCGCTATCATACGTGCAAAGTTT